GTTTTGTTATAAACTGCCTGTGGAATAAGTTTTCATACGCTCTGAACCTGACGGCAATGTCGCTGTATGCGTTGGTCAGCATATTGTTTGCCATTGTTAGCTGTTCACACCGCTTGTGGAGTAGTCTCAGTTCATGGATTATTGTTGCTTCTTTCATTGTGTTATCCGCCTATCAATTGCTGTTCTTCAAATTGTCCTTGAAATAAATCCTTGTTACGCTTCACCCATTGTACTCGCTCTTTTTCGTCTTTGTCACCAAGTACGAATTTGACCTTGCCGTCTTTTATGTACGCCATGTCAGGCATGAAAGGTGTATACGTGCATCGGCAGTTTGGGTGTAAAGGTATCACGGGTTTTGCCAGTTCGTGTTCTTCTCTTGGTTGTAATCCTTCCGGTGTCCGTTTTCTTTTTGCGAACGCTCTGTTTACGTTGCTTTTCCCCACCCAGATTTCCTGCTCCCATTGTTTGTTAAGCTTTTTGTATTCATCGCTGTCTGGTGGGAGGTGGTCGTAATCCGTCGCCCCGTCATGGTTCACCCTGTATACTTTGCCCTCTATCATACTATGGCAGTAAGAGCAAGCGTCGTCGTGGGCGTTCCCGACCACGTATTCTCCATCCGGCTGATTTGCTATAAATCCGTCAGAGGAAGCTCGGTTCATCTCTGTGATGGCGACTCGTTCCCAGTCCCTGTCCAGCGCACCGTCATCATCCGATATTTCTCTAAACATTTTTTGCGCCAACTGGCGGGGATGAGTCCGATTGAATTGAGCTTGAACTACCATCCGCTTGATGGATGATTCCGTCCGTTGTTGTATTGATGTGACATTTATCGCCGCCAGTTCCTGCGCATATTGTATACTCCTGACTTCCTGTATCGTAAGTCCTGCTGTTTTGAGAGCCTCTCTGAGTGTCTTGGGTAGTTTTGACAAATCTATTTTTAGTCTTTTGCCAACTTTGCGAATTCCGGTTATTTTCCCGACCAGAGCGGCTTTCAGGATTAATTTTTTTACTTTTGTTTCCGATACGGATAAGGCTTTTGTTAGCACCTCTTGTAATTCGTCGAGTTCCGCTTCGGTGAACGGCGTACCGTCGCCCTTGTATAACGGCTTATCACCCCATTTCCCTTTCCAGAGTCCTTTTTTTATCCCTATCCCTTTCAGGATCGTTTCCACCACTTTTTTTCTGTCTAATAGCCCATAAAACTGTTTTTCGAGTTCCCAGAGTTCGGGTATAAGGTGAGGCGTGGTTATCCGTTCACCTTTGTGCGCTTTGCTCATGTGGTGATGGATTTCCACCTGTTCGCCTAAGTTTAACGCTGTAGCGAATTTGGCGACGGTGTCAACCCTGTTTTGGATCGTTCCGTTGAGTACCGATTTCGTTATCTGGATTTGGGAGGGAATATCAGTCTTTTGTAGGGTCATGAAATCCTGACGGCTTTGTGTGTTTGCTATCTTTCATATCATCTATCGCCATTTGCACATCCTGCTTTTCAGCAAGGGGTAATTGTCCATGTTTGCTAAACTCATTTTAGTCTCCTTTTTGTTTGCTCACTATTACTATACCACCAACGAATTAATCTATGATTTTGATTAATACTTCGTTTGATTTTGTCATTCCCTTTTGGGCGACTGGGGATTCAGGGCTACCGCCGCCTCCCTCATTGTCGAATCCTTCCTCCCCTCCGCCGCCTTCAGAGTCCCACGGGAATGCATTATCCTGTGGCTCGTCCTCTTGCTCCTGCCCTTGTTCCATCATGCTTTGTCGATACACCTCCATAATGGATTGCTGTACCTGTGGGTTTTGAATTGCTGGAATATCAAAAAGATTAACATCACCCAGCATATACTCGAATGGCTCTTTGTCTTGTTTAGCAAGAATGTCGTTTATACTGCTGTCTGTCTGTAGCTGTTTTTGATTCAGTTCTATCTTTTTAATTTCATCCTGAACGTCTAATCCTGCAAATTGGAATTTCACACCCTCCATTCCTGTAATTTCTTCGGCTATTTTAGCGGAGTTGATGATGGATTCGACGTGATTCAGGAAAAACCGCAACCCCATGTCCTGACTCCTCACCATTCCACCTTCTTCTTCTTTTTTATCAAATAAACGCTGTTTGCCAACCGTGTTCTTATTCGATGCCATGTTGATGTCTTCCGGAGAGAGTCCTGCGTAGGTGCAGAAAATACTCATGAGTGTCGACCACCACATAAAATCTTCCATCTCTTTTGAGGATTCGTGGAATTTGACGAATTTTGCATCTGCCTGTTTGGGCAGCCCGATGACCGGATATTTCCATTGGTTCTTTTTCCCTGATGAGATTGCCCATATCATTTTTCTGAATAACGCCATTTCCTCTCTTGAGAAGCCGTCCTCTGTCGCTCCCGTTAGCGAGATCATCCCTTTCGGCATTGTTTGAGTGGATCGGCGAGTGTAGTTATAAATGATGCTGTCCATAATGTAACGGAGTACTTTCATGGACTTTTCGACAATCCCGTATCCCATAAATTGTTCTTTTACGTCGCTTGTTCCGAATGCGTGTGACAGTACCATTTCACTTTCTTTGAAGATGGCTCTCCGCTGTCCGTATCTGTCTACCTGAATGTATCGGTAGTCATCGTGGAAGGTCGGCATAAGACCTGCATCATCCATAGCGGTACGCATCCCTGCTGTGTCCCACCTGTGCTGATCGTAGTTTGGCTGTCCTAAATTGCGAGGAACAATGTGATAGATTGTCCCAGCATCCAGTAATTGTAATGCAATCGGGATTCCTCTATATCCCTTTCGTTTGTTTGCGCTGGCTCTGGTACGCACAATAGCAAAGGCTATTTTGTCGAGGTCGAAATAGTCGTTGTAGGCGTAATTTATAAATTTTTGGAGATTTGGTTTTGGATCGTTTGGGATATAAAATAAGTTATTGAGGAATGCTTTCTCCGCTTCGACAAGTTTCTTTTTTTCGGTTGCAGATGGTGTTTTTTCATCATCCGTTAACACGAGCTGGAATCCGGGTCTTTTACCATCGCTTATGTTTCCGAATTCTGCGAACTGCTGAGTCCTGTGATTCTTGATCAGGTGTCCGGGAATGCTGTTCCCTGCTCTCCGTAACATCTCTGGTCTTACCCTTTCATGTGGGAATGCGTAATTTTCGACGGAGTTCACCTGATAATCTGGATCAATCATCATACTCATCATTTGGTTGCCGAGAGTCTGTCCTTTTTTGTCCAGTCCCTTCATGAAGGTTTTGTAGCTTTTCTCCATTTCAGGGTCTTCGGCGATCATGCGGTCTATTTCTTCAACAAAGCCTGTGGATTGCGCTTCGGATAAAAAGGTTTTGAGGTTCTGAGCGATGTCTGCTCTTACGTTGCTTAATAGGTCAAAATTTGAGTGATTGTCGTCTACAAATGAAAAACTTGTTCCATTACCTTTCATGTTATCCTCATGTTCTGGTTTTAATAAAAAAGTCCCGACGTATGCTTGTAGCCACCGCCGAGACCGTCGGAATATACTACGAATATAATATCAGTCTCAATATTATATTTATTATATCGTATCTTTTTTTCTTTTTTGGAGTTCATGTCGTAATAGTTTCCTCAATTTTCTGTCTTGCTGTAAGCTCAATAACTCTATGGGCATGAAGGTCTGTAGCCCTTTCTGTTTGCAAATAATCATCCTTTTAATTCCTTCATCCCATCCGAAGGTTTTGGTGAATGCGTCCTCAACTCTTATCCATTCATCAATGGTCATCAAAACATTGATTGCTGGGCGATTTCTTTTTGGTAGAACCAGTCCTTTACGTACAGGTTCGCTTTTTCATCACACCTGAGTTGGCTTATCGGTATCCACATGTCATCGATGAGGGCGGCTTTCAGGGTGACGTGATGTATTTCTGTGTAGGTGAGTGTTTTGTATTCATCCGTATCCGTCTCAAACGGCACGATAGCTTCCGTCATGCTTAATAATTGTTCCATGCAGTTCATGGTGTTTTCGCTCATGTCCGTTAACTTCACTATTCGCCGACTTTCCTTGCCAGTAATAACGATATTCTGAGCGGTATGTTTTTTGATGTCCATAACCGTTTACCAGCGTATGCGCCTTTGGTCATCGTTTTACTCGTTAGCCGTCTTACGTTGCCTTGTCCGAATAACTTATATATTTCTCCGTCTTCTGTCATGTATCCTCCCATAGCACTTTCGGGTAGTCCGGGTATCTCTGCCATTTCTTTGTGTGTTATTTTAATAAGCATTTCAATATCCTATTTCATCCTCCCCGAATCCTAAATCCAGCCCACCTTGTATCTGGTCTAATCCGGGTATTTTGTCTCTTTTCTCGTCTGATTCGATTTCCCAGCTTTGCTTCATGTATTCGATTTGGCTGGTTGTTTTGTCTATGTTCATGTGTTGCCTCATGTAATCTGAAATTTCCTTGTTTGATGTTGGCTCTCTGTGGTTCTTTCTAATAAATCCCTTTAGTGCTTTTTCGTAAAAGTCTGAGTCCTGCATAGATTCTTTCTCCGTATCGTAGTTTTCACCCATATCGATGCTTAATGCTCCGTGTTCGAATGAATGTGTTACTAAGTCATTGACGGCGATAATAAGTGCGTCCCAGATGTCCTTTGATTCGCCTGCTCCGTTTGGATGGTCTATTTTGGAGTTGTTTAGGAGCAGTAATCTCCGCATTTCCCTCATGAGCAATTTATTGTCAGGGTACTCAATGGCGTTGTTCCAGATCAGGTGTCTGGTGAGCCTGCCGTACATCATCTGCTGTGGATTGTTAAAACTTAGGGTGTCGCAGTCATAAATTCCGATGTCCAGCAGTTTTTGTTTGATGCCCTCAGTATTGTACTTGTCAAAATGCAGGGATCGGGAATTTGGAAAATAATCTCTGAATAATTTGATAACGGTTTCCTCTACGTTTATGTAGTCTATCGGCATCCCTTGTTTCGGTTTCCAGACGAGAATGGTGTCTATAACGGGTATAGCTTCTATCTGTACTTTGTTTTCGATTTCGATTCCGTCTTTTCTTTCCGTGTACACGTAATCCGGTATAATCCTGTCCGCTTTCCGCATGTATCCGCCAACGATAGTTAAGCTGTCCTTACTGACGGCAAAGTCCCCACCCCATCTGCGGATGTGATCGTCTTTTTCTATTTGGATCACTTCGACGGCTGTATAATTCTGTAATACTTTTTTCCCTTTTTTCATACCCATCCGTTGAGTGAGGGTGCTTTTCCACTTTACCGGCTGATGCATGTCAGGGTTTGCACATTCCTCTATTTTTCCCATGTGTGGCATGAAAAATCCGAATTCGTTAGGAGGTACGATTGCTCTCCACCGCCTGTCCGCATCTATT